GGTGAGTGGCGGGCGAAAAGCAGAAACTTTCTTGCGATACAACCGTGTGCCGCCAAGCGCAAAACCAGCCTATGAAGCAGCCGTAAAGGAATATGTGGGGTTGCAAAAAACTCCGGGCAACCTATACACCGCCGACCTCCCCGACGAAATGGTAGATCGGATGCTGGATTGGGATAAGCCGTTAGGGCAGCAGCCAGCGGCAGTTCGTGAAACGGTCATGCGTTACATGAGCGTAGGCGAAAAACAATTGCCAGCCGATATGCGCGTTGGGCAAATTGGCGATAAGTACGTTGTGCTGCAAGACAAACCACCCTTGCCGGGGTCTACCTTTGGCGTTGGTAGGTCAGTTGTTAAAGGGCCAAAAGCCGCATCAGAACAGGAAGCCGTTGACGCGTATTGGAATTCTTTAACTGGTAAAGACTTTTACGACACAATAGGAAAAGACCTTGGCAAAAACGCCGACGCGTCAGATTACATGAGGCAATTAGGCATCCCCGGCATTAAATACCTAGACGCTGGCAGCCGAGGCCAAGGCGGCACAGGAACCCGCAACTTTGTGGTGTTCCCCGGCGAGGAAAAGAAGGTCAAGATACTCAAACGCGAGTAGTATCTACACAAATGTTGTGTTAAAACAACGACATGGCAGCAAGGAAAATACATACGACCCTGCGAGAGGAATGGAAACTGCGAATCAAGGCCACACACCTTGTCTCGCGGCTCCATGACCATGCGTTAGGCGAGGTTGAGATGACCCCGACGCAGATAAAGGCAGCGGAAATCCTGCTCAAGAAGGTCGCCCCTGACCTCGCTCGCCAAGAGGTGACGGGAGAGGACGGTAAGCCTCAAGAGATGACGATACGGTGGGGGGAGCCACGGTAATGGCGAAAGGCGATCATCGTTATCGGAAATCATTGTGGGATCGGTTCCACGATAAGGTTATGCCTGAACCAAACACCGGCTGTTGGCTGTGGACGGGCGCAACAAAAGAGTTGGGATACGGCGTTATTGGGCTGGGGCGGCGTGAAGAGGGAACGGCAAAGGCTCACCGGGTCGCATGGAAACTTTATAAGGGAGAAATTCCCGAAGGAATGAACGTATTGCACCGCTGCGATATGCCAGCGTGTGTTAACCCAAGGCATCTTTTCTGCGGAACGCTTGCAGACAATATGCAAGATTGCGTTCAGAAAGGCCGCAACTTTGTCCCAAACAATAAAGGCGAAAACGCCAAATGGGCTAAACTGGATGCGGAAAAGGTTGCGGAAATTCGTACTCGGAAACTTAAAGGCACGGAATACGCTCGGCAATACGGCGTGAGCAAAAGCGCAATTTATGAAATTTGGAGGGGTAAAAATTGGGCATTGACATAACTTTGCCTTACAACCCTCGGCGGGTTTTCCTGCCGTTTCACGATAGGAGCAAGCGGTGGGCGTGTTTAGTCGCCCACCGCCGTAGGTGCGGGTAAAACCGTAGCAGCCGTCAACGACATCATTCGGGCCGCAGCGATGTACCAAGCCCCCAATGGGCTGTTTGGCTACGTCGCCCCCTACCAGAACCAAGCACGGCGTATCGCGTGGGACTACTTCAAGTTCTACGCAGCGCCGATCATCAAGGACATCAACGAGCAGATGATGACGATGGTGCTAACGAACGGTGCCAAGGTCAGCCTGTTCGGTGCCGACAACGCAGATGCGATGCGTGGTCTAGGCTTCAGCGGCATCTACCTTGACGAATATGGCGACTTTAAGCCGAGCGTATTCGGGAACGTTATTCGTCCCGCGTTGTCAGACAAACAAGGCTGGGCCGTCTTTGCGGGTACGCCAAAGGGCAAGAATCAGTTTTGGCAGATATATCAGACCGCACAGAAAGACCCCGGCGATTGGTTCCTGTTGCGCCTACCGGCAAGTCAGTCCCGGCTACTCCCGGAATCGGAGTTAGCCGCCGCTAGAGCGCAGTTGACCGAGGATCAGTACTTACAGGAGTACGAATGCTCATTTGAAGCAGCGATCCTCGGTGCTTTTTACGGGCGAGAGTTGCGAGAGGCGCAGGATCAGGGCCGCATCGCGCACGTTCCCGTGGACGAGCATCTACCCGTACACACCGCATGGGACTTGGGCTACAAGGACGATACCGCGTGTTGGTTTTATCAGGTCGTAGGCGGTGAGATTCACGTCGTGGACTTCTTCAGCATCTCGGGCGCATCCATCGCTGACCTCGCGGGCATCATCCGTGACCGAGGATACCGATACGGCAAGCATTGGCTCCCGCATGACGCCAAGGCCAAGACGCTCGCATCAGGCGGTAAGAGCATCATTGAGCAGTTAGCCGAGTTCTTGGGTGTCAGCAAACTTGCCATCGTGCCTGACCTTTCGGTGCAGGACGGTATCCAAGCGGTGCGTCAGATGCTCCCACGAGTATGGTTTGACAAACGCTGTGAAGATGGTATTGAAGCCTTGAGGCAATATCAGCGAGAATACGACGAGGACAAAAAGGCGTTTCGGCATACACCTCGTCACGACTGGACGAGTCACCCTGCTGATGCCTTTCGGATGTTAGCGATTGCGTGGCGACAAGAGCCGACGAATGTCACCGCGCTGGAACCGAAGGCGTTGATCGTCGGGCCGCAAAATCAGGTCACCCTTAACGATATGTGGACGGCGCATGAGCGTTCGCCCCGGAGAGCGAGAATATGAGCGGAGTACCATTTCCTTACCGTTACCCGTATGAGACGGTGGCGGCATCGCAGACTGCACAGGTGTTGGGCGGCACGGGCGCAGCGGGTGATTACCTGCATCGCATCGTCGTCACCGTCACAACGACTGGCACTAGCACCTTGAGCGTCATTGACGGCAGCACGACGATCCTGACGATGGCGGCAAACACGCCCGTTGGTGTCTACAGCCTTGAACTCGGTCTTGCTGCGGCAACCGGCCCGTGGAAGATCACTACGGGAGCGGGTTTGACGGTGCTTGCCGTTGGCCTGTTCACGCCGTAATGGACGGCAGACGCAAAGCCGGTTTGTACGCCAACATCCTCGCCAAGCGCGAGCGCATTGCTGCCGGTAGCGGTGAGCGTATGCGTAAGCCGGGTGAGAAGGGCGCACCGACCGCGAAGGCATTTCGTGAGTCAGCCAAGACGGCGAAGCCCGAAAACAAATGAGTGCAGCGTGGCAGCGTAGCGAGGGGAAGAACCCAAAGGGCGGTCTAAACGCCAAGGGTCGTGCTTCCTACAAGGCCGAGACAGGCGGGACGCTGAAACCTCCCGTGAAGTCAGGCGACAATCCGCGCCGCGCATCGTTCCTCGCCCGCATGGGCAATATGGCAGGGCCGATGGAAAAGAACGGTGAGCCGACTCGCCTCGCCCTCGCGCTACGAGCGTGGGGTGCGTCCAGCAAAGAGGACGCAAAGGCCAAGGCGAAGGCAATTAGCGCAAGGAATAAAGCGTAATGGAACAGCCGGTCAGTTCAGAGTTAGACAGGTATCTGCGCCTTATCGGTCAGTACGACAACGAGTTTGCCAAGTGGCAAGCGCGTACCAAGAAACTCATCAAGCGTTACCGTGACGATACGCGGGGACAGTCGGGCAATGAGACGGCGAAGTTCAACATCCTCTGGAGCAACGTCCAGACGCTGATCCCCGCTGTCTACGCGAAACTTCCGAAGGCCGACGTATCCCGCCGCTTTGGTGACAACGACCAAGTGGGCCGAGTTGCCGCCAGCCTCATTGAACGTGCGCTGGACTTTGAGATTGAGCATTACCCCGACTTCCGCGCCACGATGAAATACTGCGTAGAGGATCGGTTCCTCGGCGGTCGCGGCGTGGCATGGGTGCGCTATGAGCCGCACGTTAGCCCGATTGGCATTGAGGACGATGGCGTACAGGTCACCGAGGACATTGAGCGCGGTGAGGGTGCGCCCCCCGACCTAGAGGAAATTGACTACGAGTGCGCCCCGGTGGATTACGTCCATTGGAAGGACTTTGGACACTCACAAGCCCGGACGTGGGAAGAAGTCGGACAGGTATGGCGCTGGGTTTATATGACCCGCGAAGCCCTCGCCGAACGCTTTGGCGATGAGATGGCCCGTCGTATCCCGATGGATCAGGGGCCAGATCAGTTAAACGCTTACCGCGACAGCAAGCGTCAACAGAACCTCGCCAAAATATGCGAGTTATGGGACAAGGAGACGCTGAAGGTCTACTGGTTCGTCAAGGGTATGCCACAGGTCATTGATGTACGCGATGACCCGCTTGGCCTTGAAGGATTCTTCCCCTGCCCGAAGCCTCTGTACGCGACCACGACCTCGGACAACCTCGTACCTGTCCCCGATTTCGTGCTGTACCAAGATCAGGCGATGGAGTTGGACATTCTGTCCGACCGCATTGATGGTTTGGTCAAGGCGCTGCGTGTGCGTGGTGTCTATGACGCATCGCAGCCCGCACTCCAGCGTTTGATGACCGAGGGCGACAACAACGCCCTGATCCCGGTGGACAAGTGGCAAGCGTTTAGCGAGAAGGGTGGCCTGAAGGGCAGCATTGACTTGCTCCCGCTGGACACGCTCGCCCAATGTCTCCTGCAATGCTATCAAGCCCGCGCTGACATCAAGGGCCAGATATACGAGATCACCGGCATCGCCGACATCATCCGTGGTCAGTCGGCTGCAAGTGAGACGGCAACGGCGCAGCAGATCAAAGGCCAGTACGCAGGGCTACGCCTACGCTCCATGCAGGAGGATGTGGCGCTATTCGCCACAGAGGTGATACGGCTCAAGGCGCAGATCATGTGCCTCAAGTACCAGCCGAAGACCATTTTGGAATATGCCGCTGCCAACCAGATGAGCGAGCAGGATCAGCAGTTGATCCCGCAAGCCCTTGAGTTGTTGCAGAACAAGCCGCTGCGTAACTTCCGCATTGATATCGCTGCTGACAGCCTTGTGCAGATTGATGAGATGCAGAACAAGCGCGACCGGCTGGAGTTTATTCAGGCGTTCGGTGGCTTCTTGCAGCAAGCCCTACCCGTGGGGCAGAACGCCCCCGAGATGGTGCCGGTCATGGTTGACCTCCTCAAGTTCGGCGTACAGGCGTTCAAGACTGCCCGCCCGCTTGAGGGCGCATTGGATCAAGCGTTGGAGCAAATGAAACAGTCTGCCGCACAGCCGAAGGGCAACCCAGAGGCCGAAGCGATGCAAGCACAGGCGCAAGCCGAGATGCAGAAAACGCAGATGACGATGCAAGCCGACGCTGCCAAGACGCAAGCGCAGATGCAGTTGGAACAGGCCAAGATGCAGCAGGAAGTTGCGTTGGAGCAACAGAAGCAGCAGTTTGAGGCCCAACTCAAGGCGCAGGAACTCCAGCAAAAGGAACAGATGGAGCGGTTCAAGGCCGAACTGGACGCTGCAACGAAGGTCATGGTGGCGCGTATTCAGGCCAATCCGGGCCTAGACATCCCGATGTTGGAGGCGCAGCAACAGGTCACCGAGCGTGTGGTGCAGGACATGGGCGCAGAGGTCAAGACGGCAATGGATCGCCTTGCCATGCTGTACGAGAACATGGCCTCCGCGCAGTCCGAGGGTATGTCGGGCATCCGTACCGCCCTTGCCTCGCTGACCGGCCCGAAACGCATCGTCCGTGGCCCCGATGGGCGTGCGGTCGGCGTAGAGACGGTGCAGCAGACCGTAGAGATGGCCCCGCAGATGAGGCCGCAGTAATGGCGACGATCTCAACGACCCGTGGCGAAATGGACGAGGCCGACCTTGTAAAGAAGGAAGGCGCGATAGAGAACGACCACGAATTTACAAAGTGGGTTGAATACTGGTTTGAGAATGAACTTGTCCACAGGTCGGTTCATGTCCACCTGAAGCAAGTCCCCGCGCTATTCCCCGAATTGGAGAAGTTTTAATGGCTAACACACAGGCAATGGCGACATCGTTCAAAGTGGAAATCCTTGGCGGTGTACACGCAATCGGTACGCCCCCGACTCGGGCAAATACGAACAAGGACACGTTTAAGGCTGCCCTTTATCTTGCGACAGGCTCGCTTGGCGCGGGTACGACGGTCTACAGCGTCACCGACGAGGTGAACGGCGCAGGGTATACGGCGGGCGGTATCACCGTTACTAACGCCACCTCGCCTACCTCTACGGGAACAACGGCGTATTGGACACCCTCGGCCTCGCTGACGTACTCCAACGTCACGCTGACCACCGCCTTTGATGCCGTCCTCATTTACAACAGCACGCAGGGAGACAAGGCCGTTGCCGTGTATACGTTTGGCAGTCAGACCGTGACGAGCGGTAACTTTATTCTGACGATGCCGACGAACGACGCGACCACCGCCCTTCTTCGTATCGCGTGATGAACCGTGGCGAAAGGCCCGTGGGACACAGGTACTTGGGATGACGCGCAATGGGACAGTCTCCCGGTCACCAGCAATGTCGGGACTGGCGGCGTTGGTAACCTTGGCGTATCCCGATCCGATGCCCTCGTCGGAGAAGCCGCTACAGGCGAAACCGGCACGCTCACCGCGCAAGCGTCCTTCGCCATTAGCGGCGAAAGTGCGACAGGAGCAACGGGTAACGTCGGAGCAAGCGTTACGGCGGGCCTTACGGGTGTCACCGCTACCGGACAAGTTGGAGACGAAGCCGATGAAATTACAGTCGCTTTATCAGGCGTGGGCGCGAGTGGCGCATTGGGCCAAGTCCAATCTACGCCATCCCTCGGGATTACCGGCGTGGAAGCGACGGCAAGCGTCGGCACCGTCACACCTAGTGTCACCCCCGTCATCATCGTCGGTACGGACTCGCACGAAGGCGACAAAAAGCGCACTAAAAAGTGGAAAGACGAGCAAGAAGCGCGGGAAAGACGCAAGCGCGAACTGATAGACGTATACGAGGAGTTAGTAGAAGGCAGACCAGCGGTTGCAGCGGCACTTGTTAAGCCCTATGTAGAGGCCAAGGCACGCCGAACTGCTGAACCGACGATAGATTGGAACCGATTACTGACCGATTTGGAGCGAGTGGAAGCGATTTACCGCGAACACCGCGAAATGGATGACGAGGACGTATTGTTACTGCTATGAAACGAACATGGGTTTACGTTGACGGCGAGATGGTAGAGCGCAAGCGCGATGACAAGGGGCGCTATCACTACCTATTCCCTGAATTTAAGCCGTACAAGTCCATGATTGACGGACGGATGATTACGTCCCGAGAGCAACACCGTCGCCATCTCAAAGCGAACAACTGCATTGAGGTCGGCAACGAAGACCCGCTTAAGCATGGCCCAAAACAGGGCAAGGAAAACGAGCGGGTAGAAGTGCTACGGCACCAGTTAGCGAATATGACTCACGCCGAGGCCACAAAGATCATGGCTCGTCTGCGCGATGACCTACGGTTCACTCACAATCCCCACAGGAACAGGTGACTTTTATGGATCAGACCGAAACCACACCGGAAACCCCGGAAGTTGAGGCCGCAGACCGCAAGGAACTGTTGGCGCAGCAATTTGAGGCCGCAGAACGCGGTGACGATGTAGCCCCGTCAAGCCGTGACGATAAGGGCCGCTTTGCCGCGAAGTCGCAACCCGCGCCAGAGCCACAGGAACCCGCCGAGGAGCCGGTTTGGAGTAAGCCGCCCGCATCGTGGAAAAAGGATTACCACGATGTCTGGATGACGGCTGACCCCAAGATGCGCGAATACGCATAACAGCGCGAAGAACAGATG